TTTTTGTTCTGTAACGTCTTTGTCTCTTTGTTGTGTTTTCTGTCCTATTATATTTTTTTCACGCCAGCTTGTCAAGTTTTTTTATTTCCGGCGTGTCGTTTGTTTTTACGGCGTGTCGTTGTTTTGTTTGTGTTATAGTGTAGTTATCGACTTCAAGGGAAAGGAAAAAATAAAATGATGATTTCAAATATGACTCTCAAGGAAAAGAACGAACTGCTGACCACTTTGTGGGATGACCCGTCCGTAACGCTTCACGGCGTCAAGGACGGTGTTACGAGTTCGATTGATCGTGATCAGGCCGTCGATGATTACGGCGTGGCCCTGTATGATTCGTATCAATTCCTTTTGCCTTATGAAACGGATGACGGTTTGCTTCTGTTTTCCGCTGAGGACATGGAAGCGTTCGCTCGGACGTGGTAATGATAAAGCCCCTAGGTAACAACCTAGGGGCTTATTTTATGCTGTTAACTTAGGCGAATATGAGATACCATGCCGACTTGTCTGCGGGTGCGAGCGCGACGTATCGGGTTGCGCCTGAGCTACCGGTGTAGTGTGCCCAAATGTATCCGTCTGCGATTACGCCACCTTCGGCGAGATTAACGGTTTGTCCGTAATGATACTGGGCTACTACTTGTGCTGAGGTGGACGGCGCTGATCGCACGTTGAGCACATCGACGTTGACCCTGTATGTCCGTGCGATAATGGTCACAGTATTGTTGTTCGGCGCGGGTGCTGGTGTGCTTGCCGTGCGGGGGTGGAAGTAGCCGATGATTCCGGCCTTGTTGAGTGTGACGTATCCGGCCTTGTTTGGGTTTTGGCTCATGGTGTTGAGCGTGCCATTGCCGTTGTCTTTAACTACGATAGCAACATGGTTCATGCCGCTGCCGTTCCAAAACGCCACGTCACCATATGCGGGGGTGTAGTTGCCTGCTTCGCGGGTGAAAGCGTTTTGCAATGCCTGGGAGCGATCGTATCGTGTAGTGTAGACGCTTGCCGCGTATCCGTCTACCGTGTTGGTGTCGGCGGCTGGAATGCCGTACACGTTTCGTGCGTAGCTGCTCCAAAGGTCCCAGCATTGCCCGCCGTATGCGCCGTCCATGTCGATAATCTTACCGTTAACCGTGTTCATCCATGTTCGAATGTCCATGTTAGTTTTCCTTCTTATGTTTGGGGGTATTGTTTTGTGCGAATACGCTCATAAATGGTGCGTCCGCCAATTCTGGATTGATGGCGGTGATGTTTTCGAGGATTGAGGTGAGCTCGATCAGGCTAATACCTCCTACGGTGCAGACGAACACGCTGACCGGCAGTCCAAGGTCTACGTGCAAGTTAATCATGTCCACAAAATATGCCACCAAAGTAAGCATGAGATACGCGAACTTATGCCATAAGCCTTCTCGCATTTTTTGTGAACTGAGTGTGTCGTTGAGTATGGCTTTAGCAAGTCCGGTAACGTAATCTACGATGATAAAAAAGACTATCGCAAACACACACCACGCATCCGTTGTGGTCATTGTCATTACTATTGCCTCCTATTTTCCTAACAGTTCGCCGATAATTAGCCCAAAGTCGGCCTTGACCTGCGAATCATCAAATCTGATTTTACCAAGTCGATAGCCGGTGGTGAGTCTTCGTATGATATCATCTGATTTTTTGACATACCATGTTTTTTCGTCAACATGATTGGGGTCTAACGTATAGATGGGGCGAGTATTATCCTTGGGGATACGTCGTGAAACATATTGTGAAACGTGTCCGTCGCGTTCGGAAACACTCACCCATATGCCGAAACGAGCATAGTCGGTGGTATCCAAAATGTAGGACAGTTCGCCGTCTGTAGGGATGGGGGCTAGCAGCGTGTCGGATTCGTCACGGAATTTGTTACGTATTGCATAGTCGGCATAGTCGCCGTCGTACTGCTCAAGGAACCGTCCGAACTTGGATTTTGCGACTTTTGCGCTGAATCCGCCGTAATCAGCCAATTCGAGACACACGAAACCCCCACAATACAACTTATATTGTTGCTGATTCGCTTGCTGAGCACCAATGTCCAAACGGTATTTCGCGAAATAAGGGTTCGCCTTTTGCACTGCGTTGGACAAAAACAGCACTTTTGTCCTGTCCTGCCAACGGTCAACAGTGTTGTAAAACTCGGAAAACGAGTTTACCTCATTGCTGAGGAAGCGTAGATTGTCGGGGAATATTTCATCGAAAATAATCAAATGCACTTTAGGATATGCGACTGATTTGAGTCCGCCCGCCTGTGAGAGTGCGACGAAGTAGCAGCATGTCCGCCAATCTTTTTCATCCCATGATGTCTTATGAATCTGTCCCTTTTCGCCATTGACACGAAATTCGTAGGAGGGAAAAAATTCCTGAATGTCCTTGAAAAACGTTCCCTTACGGTGCTGCTCCACGTCGGTACGGCGCAAGTAAATGAACTCGTGACCGTGCTTGATATATTCTTTTATCCCGTACCGTTTTGCGGCAAAAGTCTTGCCAAGTCCACGCGCGCCGATCACGAAATTCCATGAGGCGTTGCGGGTGAGCAGATTGTGCAGATCGTAGTAGTCGTCTTCGGCCAATGTTTGCAATACCATGTCTGCTCACCTCCTAAACAATGGGGGAGCGTAACGTCATGACCACCGTTACGCTCCCCGTGTAGTTACGGTCGGCTCAAGGGAAGTTATCACATGCCGACATCGACTATTATACCACACTTTAGAATGCTGGCGGATTCGATTTTCCATCCCACACGCTCAGCAAGGAATAGGCTTGATTATATCGGTTACCGTAAGGCTGGAATGGATACGTGGCGAGAATGTTGTCGCGTAACCCGCTCAATGTAGACGCTTTCGGTACCTTGAGCGCGTTAGCGGGTGACTGGTGATATGCCGTTACCCACAAGATTTGCATTTTATCATCATCGTATTCTTGTGGATATCCGGCGTAATCTTCCGCGAACTGCTTGCGTTGTCCATCATGCGACTCACTACGTGCCGCCCACATCTTGAATGCGGATGCTTCCGTTTGTGTCAGGTTTCGTGTAAAATCTCCCCCGCTCTCCATGAGTGCCGCGATCTGCGGTGCTGAGGTCTTGAATGTTGCATAGCCGGTCGGGTCGGCAGATTTCATCGCATTCAACACTTGCAAACGTCTACCGAAACTCCATTGAGCTATGCCGATACCCTGTAGATTGGCCGCTTCCACCGCATCCCACCGTAAACCGGCTTCCACCGTGCCGACCACGTATAAAGCGTAAGAGTTTTCCGGTGATACTGAGGTTGACGGGTGCGCCTGACCGTTACTATTGGACGGTTGACCTTGTGACGCTTTTTCGGAAAAATTGTTCGCGGTGGTTTTGTAGAAAATACGTGTCCTTGCACCGCTGTTGTCGGTTTCGTGCAAGTAGAGATTGTCGCCTTGCCAGTATATCCACGCTCCACCCCGTCCGGTGTCGGGGTGTCCTTGATTGTTGTCGCCGGTGGGATTGTCCACGTCCGGCTTAGGCATGGTACGGGGATGCAGATAGCCTAACAGTCCGTCGATTGGGAACCATTTGAGCGCGCTTGCATCCGGATTTTGTGTGATGACGTAGATTCTGCCGTCTTTTACCCCATCCCCTGCGACTATGGCAACATGCGTGTAGGGGGTGTACGTGCCGTACCCCCATATTGCCACGTCACCTGCCACTGGCGAGTATTCGTCCGCCGGAATACGTTCGTACACTTGTTCACATCGTGCGGATACGGGGTATGACGTGTACAATCCTCCTGCATAGCCGGTAGGGGTTATGCAATCCTGAATGGACATGCCGTACATGTCCATGCTGTATTTAGCCCATAAATCCCAGCATTGCGCGCCATACGCGCCGTCCATGTCCCAAAAACGGTTTTTCGTCTGGTCAATCCATTGTGCGAAAGTAATAGCCATATCCTTATTATAGGATATGGCTATCACCTATCTACGGGGGTTAGGCTGCGTAAGATGCCATATAGCTTGCATGACCCTGATTCGAAACAGTTGGGTTGAAAATACCCCACTCGCCGTTAGGCTGGATAAAAGATAGCGTAGGCTGTGTGGTATTGCCACCGGTGACTATCCATGCCCAAATGTTGTGTCGCGGTTTCGCCCAACCGGCCAGCCGACCGCCCTTGCCTTCGCCGATCGACGGAATATCCCCTTGGCCGTCCGCAACAATAATACCGTTTTGTAGCCTGAATTCCACCGGCATGCTGCCGAGCATGGAGACAGCGTATTCCTGCCTGCCGCGGTAACTGTCACGGCAAGCCGTGTACAGGTATTTTGCAATGACCTTAGCACCCGTCTCGTTAGGGTGAATGTCACCCGATGGGAACCAACCGGTCTCGCTCTTGCACCACACGTAGGCGCTATCGGCCACCACCACACGATGATTGCCCAAACCGCCCGCAAGCGCACCGCTGAACAGTCCGCTATATTTATTCATCCCATCTTCGTTGAGCGTGGCATGGTCGAACAGCATGGGGGCAATCACGATGATCGCGTTCGGAAATGCTGTGATCATTGCCGACACAACCTCACGCGCCTTGGGTAGTCCGGTGTCATAGTTTAGTATGTCGTTGCGGCCGCCGGCGCAGACGGCAACCTTGACCTTGGACTTATCTACGGTAGAGTCGGCAACGCAGTTGGCGATCTGCTGTGCGAACGTTGGGATGCCGGACACGTTGAAGCCCGCACCGGCTTTCGCATAGTTTTTCCACGTCAACTCGGGCAGCATGGTAGACAATTGGTATGACCATGTACGCTCTCGCGTATTATCCGCATACGAATCGCCGAACGTCACGAGATATCCATCGGAATATTGCGTCTGACCCAGTTTTTCCTTGATCGCTGCGATCTGTGCTGCATTGGTGGAAACCGACGAAGACAATGTGGCGATATCCGTAGTGTTTTTATCCCACTTGGTTTTCACTGCGGTAGCGTTGTCGGTGGAGTCCGCGCCGAGCGCGTCGAGAATATCCTTGTTCGAGTCGGCTTTTCCGATGGCGGTTGTGGCGTCCGTGCCGGCCTTATCCCACTTGGTTTTATTCGCGGCTGCGTGTGCGGTAGTGTCGGACCCCAATGCGGTGAGGATAGCCGTATTGCTATTGGCCTTGCTTACGGCGCTTGCGGCGTCCGCCATTGCTTCAACGGCGTCCGTGCCGGCCTTATCCCACTTGGTTTTCGCTGCGGTAGCGTTATCCACCGTATTGTCCACAAGCAGTGCCTTCATCACTGCTTCGTCATGGGTTTCGCGCGCTTCCACGCCTTCGATGCGGTTGAGGTGCGTTTCAAGCGTATCGTCAATGGTGCGCATGGAGCCGTTGTAGCCATCACGCAGATCGGCGGGGTCATTGTCACCGTACAAATTTAGGCCGTAATTGTCGGTTTTGGTGTACACCGTAGCCATTTTATTTTAGTCCTTTTCTCGAATTTGAGTTTGCAGCTGGGTAAGTATCTGGTCAATCATGCGCATCGCATGATTATATCCGTCGCGCATGTCCATTGGGGTTGCATCATTGTAGAGGGGCAACCCCCAATGACGTGTCACATCATATGCGGCAACGTCAACGGGGGTTGCTTTCGGTTGATCTGCCATGGTCTGTCAGTCTCCGGAAGCGGTGGTGGACACGAACGGCAATCCCTCGGCGGTGACCTTCGTATCGGTGAGATTCTTGACCGTGTACTGTCCGCCGCCAGTGGCCGGAACACGGTTAAGGAAATGATTAAGGGCGGTGCCGAGCGCAGTGGCGTTCGCGGTACTCAATCCGAGCGCGGAAGTGAACGCTTTCAAACCTTCCGGCAAGGATTCCGGCGATGGAATCGCATCAATCCTGTCTGACTGCGTTTTAAGCGTCGTGTCGAGAATATCCATCGAACGATTGTATTGGCCTTCGAGGTTTGGCGCGTCGGTTCCGTCATATTTTTCAAGATTATAATTAGTGGTTTTCTGGGTCATTTTTCCTCCTATTTATTGTTTATTATTTATGGGTTTTCATGTAATTGTTTTCCACAATGCCGTTGGCGAGATTTTCAACCGTCAACGCCGCAACCGGCTCGCCGTCGTCCACGTGCACGTCACGGGGGGTGATGCGCGGCTCCTCATTATGGAAAATGGTTTTGTTGCCGAGCACGGCAAGCTCAAGACAGGTGTGCGCTGCCGCCATAGGCACGCTGAGTTGAGCCATTTGATTAACTCGTGCACCGAATACGGCCAGCTCACGGTACATGTCGCGATTCGTATTTTTTGAATCCTCGTACTTGCCGCGCGTTGGGTTGTACGTCAAGTCCGAATCTTCGTACTGGCCTACCTGCTTTTCCAAATCATCCAAGGTTTTATTGATGCGCTCGAACTGTTCATTAAATCCGGCGACAAGCTGTTTGATGGCCTCGATGTCCGAGTTTTCGTCCTTGGCGAGATTGTCCAACTGCTCGCGCAGTTGGTCGAGATGTTCGGCCACCTCCTGCACATAGCCGAGCACGGTGAGCGTATCACGGTAGCTAAATGGCTGGACCGTCGTAAAATACCGCTGTCTTGGATCAATGTCCAAGGGGGCGGCACATAGGTTGGTTCCGTCCATAAAATCCTCCAATCTGTCTCAAATCAAGTATACTCTAGTGGCCGAGATTATAGGCGAGTGATGTACTGTAGAGTTGCGGCACGTTGGTCATGTTGTCCCCGCTACCCCACATGCCCATAAAAAGATCTTCCAGCGAGTTGATTACCATTATGTCGATATTGAGCATGGTATTACGCCAGTCAAGCAAGAGCTGCGATTGCGAACCACTCGTGCCGAGCGTATGCGACACGCTATTACCCTTGTCCGACGAGTGTGCGTAATCCGTATTGCTGGTACTGGTCGCGATGGCCGAACTATCCTGCTGCGTGCTGGTATGCGTGTTGCCCAGCGAGTCCGTCTGCGAGGCGCTCGTGGCGAACTGTTTAAAATCATCAATACGAGTCTGGGGGAATTCCGAATTAAAAGTCATGCTGGAATTGTCGGCGGTAGTATCGGACGTGCTGTTAGCCGTGGATTTATTGGACTGTTCCCCCGTAGATTTGCCGCTCGACTCGTTAACACTGGTCGAATCCATCTCCTGCCGAATATCGGACGTGATAAAAGGGTCGAACTTACGTTGAGCTGACAAATACAACTGATTGAAATAATCCATCTGCTCCCGCATGGTACGCCCCAAATAAAAGACGAACATTTGCGGCGTTTCGCTTCCGATTTCACGTAATGCGTAGTGGGCTACGATTTTCTCGTTCAATTTCGCCCTATAGTTTTCGTCAAAAATCGGATAATATTGCGAAGATAAATGAAGTTTTTCATCCGTATCGAAACCACGATCAATAAGATTACCCAACGTCAACGTATAATCGGCCATACTATCCTTGATCGCATACATGCTCAAGTCCTGTACCATTATTCCTCCTCCTTGTTTCCGTCCACGTCCAATAAGCCGCCGGACGTGGTATCGTTCCACTCGATGCCGATAGGGTGTCCCGAGTCGGCCATTTGCGGCCACAATCGGTTAATCGTATCGCACGCCTGCTGCCGCGCCTTGAGATAGCTCAGGCGGAACACGTTCGTACGCGAATTGCCCGCCGTGACTTCGCTTTCAAGCAATCGTTCTTTTTTTTCGGTGGTGCTATTGTCGATGCCTAAATAGTTGACAAGTTCGTTCCATACCTGCGTTTTGGTGGTGATGATCTTATCGGCTAAAAAGGGGGTGACGTTGGGGAATGTCTGGAACATTCCGGTAATGTCCGCCGAATCGTACGTGTAAATATAGGGGTCACCGTCTTCGCGCGCTTTCATAAGGTTTTGTGCGGTGAGTTTGTTGGTTTCGGACGTGGCAATAATCAACGGAACGCTAATGTTATCAAGATTTACGTCTAAGGCGCGGTCTGCGATGGCGAGTCGTGTCGCATAATTCCACATGACGTCAATCATGGTGCATCTAAGCTGATTATCCCAAATTGGTACGCATTCCTTACTGCCGATCTGCGGGTGGGAATAATTGGTAGCAACCGGCTGGAAAAGCGTAGGATTGTTGTAATTATTGACGCCACCGATGTTACCGGAAGTAACCATAAAACGGTTGACCCCCTTGCGTTTGTCAGGGAAAAAGAGGGCTAGGCCGTTTTCAAATAGAGTCAGTTCCAGGTATCTTTCGTCGATATATGGCGGGAGGTTGGTCCATTTAAACCGGCTTACGGCCAGCATTTCAATCAATTTCATGTACTGGCTGATACGTAATGATTGCCGCATTTCTGGTAGATTCAAATTGCCCCACATTGAGCCTAAAACGCTCTGATTATCCCAGTGCGCCGCCTTGCGCGCATTATTGCGTTTACCCATGATCACCGTCCTAAAAATAATGGAGAGAGTTAATATGCTCTCTCCATTATATCCAATCAGTACGAGATACCGGCTAGTGGCAAATTGTCCGCGTAGTCGGTGACACCGATCTTATCGGGGTCAGTCCATACGGTCACGCCGGATTCGAAAATACCCTTGACGGTCAGACGGTACTCTTCTGGACACGTCGAGCTACGCACATACAACTCGTGCAATTTCCAATACGTGAAATTGCTCATGGCCATAAGATTATCCGGCAAGCGCATAAACCTTTGCACATAGTATCCATATCTTAGCCACACTTCCCCGATGGCTTGCATGGCTGCGGGCGGTATCTGCCGGAAACGCACCATGACACCAATCAGTCCGTTAGCAAGGTTGAATGCGTCACCGCCTAATGCGCCGGACGTGGTGGGGGGTACGGTTTGGGTCTGTTGCACTTGGGCGTTGATGCCGGCGATCGTGTTTTCGTAATCGCCTTGCGCGGTGGCCTGTGCCAACTGTTTGTTCATGTCGGCCAACTGCATAGTCTGCTGATTGGACAGGTTGGTTTGCGCAAGCGAGTAAGCATTGGCCTGTGAGGTGGTTGCGGCATTGGTGGCAAACGTATTCGAAAGCGCCTGGGAATTGCTGGACACGCTGTTGTCATAGCTCTGTTGGTTTGCCCATGCGCCGATGGCGGTTCCCGCGATAGCGCCCACCGCACCCCCCACATTGCCGGTTGCGAGAGAGCCGATAGCGTTCGCGGCACCCGAGCCTACCGTATTGATCTGATTCATACGATTGTCAAAACTCAGGTTTTTCAACGTGAGATCGGACGCCATTTGCGCCGATTGGTTATTAATCGCCATCATGGCGTTGCGGTTCGCGGTGCCGAGCTTGTTCTGTTCGCTCGCATACTGCGTGCCGACTTGTGCCTGAGCGTAGGCATTGTTGATGCCCATCTGGGTTTTCTGATAACCCCAATCCGCAGACTGTTGCGCATAGGCACGTGTGTAGGCACTGTTGGCTAGAGCTAAGGCGCTACCATTGTTGACCGCCATAAAGGTAGGAAAATTGGTGATTCCAAATGATGCGTTGAGCATTTCACCCGTATCGATCGGCAATCCTTTGCCGTCCGGCAATGGTTGGCGGTCACCGAGACTGCCCGCATGATAGCCGCGCGCGTAAAAATTCAAACGTGGAGACGGAGGCGCATAATTCCACGTCTCCCTGATAATCAGATCGGCAGACGGAATCTGCTCAGGCTCATACGTAATGACCGTACCATTCAGACACGAGCATTCGACATACGCATAGGGGGCAGTAAGGAATTTCTTCAGATACCGGTATCGTTCCGGTAGCTGGAACATGTCGCGGAAATTTTTGAGGTTGATAATATCATCATACCTGTCCTGGCTGTCTGTGGCACTGGCTCCCATTTTCCAACAATTGCCGATAAAATGCGCGTCCTTACCGAAAAGTTCCGTGACTTTCGCACCCCAGCGGGTAAGTCTGTCAGGCAGTGACGGTACCGCGAAAATTCCGCAAATGCCCTGCGTGACCCATGGTGAGGTTGCTCCACCGTCAAAAAACCTGCCAATGTCTAGCGGATTGTCGAGATAGTAGACTTCCGTTCCGTTTGCCTGTGATTCGAAAAAGCTGCCGCTAGCAGACTGGATAGTGGGGTTGTCTTTGGTACCGGAATCCACAGATAGGGAGGTGGTCGAAAGTATGATGATACCAAATTTCAAATTATGACCGTCCACCACGCCCATAAGCGGCTTCCACGATTCGTTTGTGAGTACGGTGCATTTGCCTGTGTCGAGTCCTTCGGGTAGGTCGAGATAGGTTTTGCCCCAGTCTTTCCATGCGTTTTCGTTGGCAACCCCCACATGACCTCTTTCAACATAGGCGTTACCCAGCTGAATATCATGCTGGAAGCTCTGCCATACATCCAATTGAATGTTGAGCTGTGTCGTGTTGGCGTTGACGTAATCGCATGTCTGGACGAAATAATACCAACTGCGGGGGGTATCAAAATCGTAGTCATTCGTTGCGATCAAATAATTATATTGGCTTGCTTGTGCAAACGGTACCGGCAATCGTACCGGCAGACCGTACTTGGCCATGGTGCAGTCGGCAAATTCGATGCCATTCAAACTGTCGAAATAGTCCTTTTGAGACTGTCTATCCCATTTGACGATATCCCTATACCCCATATCCCACGGGACATTACACAACTTGAATTTCGTGTTTGGCGTCCATTTTGCGTACGAAAAATTAATCGGTAGGTCATTCGCGCTCATAAAGTCCTCCTAGAAACAATAGGTGCGAGAATTATCTTCTCGCACCTATTTTACCGGTTATCTGCCATGTTATGAGATAATATGTACAGTCCTGTACGTTACTGCTCCAGCAAACTTGGCGGAAATGGCAGCATCTCCAACTACAGTGCCGGTAACCTTTCCGGTTTTATCGACCGTAGCGTTTTTGTCAACGCTCCATGTCGCAAGATTGCTCACGTCAACGGTAGTTCCGTCTGTCGTAGTCAGCTGGACGGTAAGTTTGACGTTTCCGCCAACCTTAATGCTCGGCGGGTCTGGGGGGAGTATTGTCAGTTCCTTCAATGCGCCAACCTTGATGCCACCGACCCACGTTCCAACAACCGGAACATCCAGTGCAGCCGATACGGTCTGGTCGATCTCGGGGTGGGCCGGGTCAATATAGGTGGCCTGAGCAGTGACCTTAAGCGTTTCGGCGGTTTCATCAAGGCCACAGCGCAAGATACCGTCATTGTCAATGCCGGTAAACTGCGAGGTCGCGCCCTCGACTTCATAGGTAATACCGATTGGCTGGAAGCTTGCCTTGGTCTTGTTTGCGCTTTCGATGGTAGACACCACCTGCACAAGGTTGCCACGCTCAACGTTCTGCGGGGTGATTGCTGGCTGACCGTATTTCTGCACTCTCAGCTCGAAATCCGGCTTAGATGTGGTGAGCGTATCCGGCAATGTCACGGACGCCGAAGAGCCTTCGCCAGTCCAAAACAGCACGGCATTTGCAAACGGGTTAGGGGTGATGGAACCCCTATGCTTGTAGAAGATATTGCGGGTTCCGTCAATCGGATTCACGGGGGAATTCGTGGTTTCGAGCATTTCATCCCAGCAGAAGAAGAAGTCTTCCGTGGTTAATACGGCCTGAACTTTGCCGCCGGCACCGCCAATACCGAACATGTCTTCCGGAATCGGAATGATACGATACGGCACGTTAACCTTGTCGATATTAAACGCGGCAGCCAATGCTTCGACGTTGAGTGCGGCGATCACCTGAGGGGTAGCGAAAAGGATTGCTTCCGAATCGCGCCATGGGGTAACCCACGACATGGCATTATATCGCGGCATGGCCGACATTGGGGATGCCTTGAGTTCGTTCGCGGTCTGCTGGATAAGGCGCAAGAGATTCTTCGCGTCCGCTTCCGAAGAGTCTGCCGCACCAACGTCAGCCGTATGCACTCGATAAAAACCGCCCTTGCGCGCGTATTCCGCGAAACACTGAGTCTTCATCAAGTACATATCATTACGGTCCGACAAGATCGGCGCGTTCATGATCTCAGCGATATAATCCGCCATGCCCGACTCACCGTCAAAAGCGGTCAGCAGCGCGTCTTCCGGAATGGTGACCGGGTAGTAGTGGTCGAAAGTAAGGGGGTGGAATACGCTTGCGGTCGGCAGCGAATAGCGGCCATACACATCATCCCCGAGATACTCTTTGTTAAAGTTGCGGGTGCGTGCCTTGACTAGGCCGACTGCGGCCTGTTCGTAAGTGCTGCCGTAACGCTTCAGGGTGCGGGGGGAGCCGATCAGCTTGAGCGGGTCATCCCAGTCTGCGTGCTGGATGTATAGGCCGATAAGACGCTGAATCAAAACGCCGGTGAATTCGTCGCGCAAGTAGGGGAAGTTGCGCATGGTGTCCACGGCATTGCGGATATTTCCCTGTGTCGCAGACGGAATGCGCACCTGAAACTGCGGGCTTGTTGCGCTTCGGACGGCATTGAAGATTTCAACGTCACCCTTACCGGCTAACGGTCGAATATTAGACATTACTTATACCTTTCTATTTTTAGTCGAACAGAGCTTCGATGGACTCTTGCGTTTCATCACCGTCACCGTCATTGTCGAACGGGGTAGGGTCGGTGTATCCGAGCGTGTCCATCATGGCCTTGAGCGCGGCCAATTCCTTTTCGATCGAGTCAAGTCGCGCGCTCACATCCGGTTCGGACGGTTCCGGTTCCTGCTCCGGTTCTTTCGGCTTGATTTCATCATCGACGGTTTCAGTCCGCTTCTCTTCCCCGGTTGGCGGCGGGGTGGTGTTTTCGTCGCTCTCATTGTTTGGGTCTGCCATACAAGGCTCCTTACGATTGGTAATATTTCCATCAAAATTATATCATGCGGCGGGAAAATAAAATGACCCTCCAATCACGGAGGGTCTGAATCGTCCTATGTGAGCGCGAGTCGAAAATCGTAGGGCACTACCGCCACAGTAGCAAATCATGGTTGGCGGCGTTTTCAGCCGAGGCAATCCAACCTATGTCTATCCCAGTCGAAAGTCAACGCTCGAAAGACAAACATATCATAGCATGACCAATGTACCGTAATCGTCCATGACTTGCACGCCATGACGGAACCGCTCGTAAGGGATGGGCTGCGTAAATTGGCTTCCGGCCATGCAGATATCAACCCCGCCATCATCCTTCCACCCTTGATATCGGTTCATTCCAAGTATGGTCAGTTTTTCGTATCGGGCTGCGATCTTCCATTTGCCCAGTTCGGTAGGGTGGATTTCGCATGAGCCCACCGGCTCCCAGCCGGATAGGATGCACCCGTCAGTATTGGCATACAGTAATCTGTCAGAGTTGGCGTGACAGATATCCATAAGCTTTCGCCTTGCGTAGGCGTTGACCCATACGGGCACTGGGAGAAAATCGGTTTTCAAATTCGATTCTTCGCGTCGTGCGATATCCCAATCGAGGGTTATACCGTCTTTGGAGAGGGGTAGCATGACGGCACCTTTGGGCAGACTCGCCATCTTGCCGACAAGCGCGTTCATGATCAGTTTGGCCATTTGTCGTTTCTCGCCCGTCGCCTTCTGCTTCAAGTCCCCCCATTCGTCAATAAACGATCTAAAAAATCCCTTGGAGCGCCGGAATTTCCATCCCCTAATATGCCTGTAGACGCTTACCTCATAGTTTTCGTACAACAACTGCTGGTCAATATCGGTAAGCACACGAGTAACATATCCTCGGGTAGAGGTGAGTCGGTTGAGTCCGTAAACACTACGATTGTCGAGCAGAAAGGGGTATCCGTCCGGTTTGAGTTCCGCGCGGAACGTCAATTCGTCGCAATGCAACGGCATATCGTCGTCTTGCACATACGCACCGTCATATGATTCAGGTAGCCCCCATGGGAGCCATTCGTCTCGTAATATGCTCGGGTACATGCTATTGCAGTCAACGTCGATGGCCTTACCGTATGCCCCCTCTCTTGCAACCATAAATCCGCCGATATAGGCGTCATGCAGTGACTTTTTCGTGTCCGATTCGAGTTGCGGGAATTTGTCGTAATACCATTTCCACTCGCCGGACGCGAACGCCTCCATGCTCGCGCCACCGGCTGTGATCTTGCACAGGCCGCGCTGATCGTACTCGCGCAAAATGTTGAGCAATTGAGTATCGGTCATGGTAAGCTTGCAATTTTCCCGCAAAAGATTCGATATGTCGAAAAACCGCGCGGAATTCTCACGGTCGATACGCACCGTAAAACTAAAAAACTTGCCCTTTTTGGACACTATCGCGTCCCAGCTTAGGTTAGCGTTACACTCATTGTGGGGGAGAGAGTGTACGACGTGAGCGATAAACGGGTCTAAAATATCGGGGTTGCTCACGTAGACGGTGAGTCTGCCGCCTGTCATGATGGACGCCAAAAGGCGATTAGGTTGGATAACGCTACGAAGTACGGTGCCGTCCGTGAAGCGTATGACGTTATCCGCGCACCATAATCCCACCCTATTATCGCTCACTGTCATAGTATATAACTTCCCTTGTTGTTGACCGCTACTTTTCCAGTGCGCCCGCCTCTGCTAGCCACCGGTCAAATTGCCGTCTTGAGCGCTGATAGCCCTCACTGTTGTCTCGAAAAACTGAGGCGAAACCGTGCCGAACGGGGTCATACACCGTCCAATCGAACACGATTCGGGGGGCGTCTGTCTGTTCGATAAACGCTCTCTTTTGCGCTGCGGATAGTTGACGGAATCGTTTCAATCGTTTCGAACCAAGTGATGTGGCCAAGATTTTTTCGAACACTTCGTAACGTCCGCGCGACATGTAGGACGGCCATTCGTACTCACCGTATAAGTCTTTGCTCTTTTTGCCTGTCCCCTGTTTTTTAGACTTGCGTTTCCGCTCGGTGCGCAGTCCCAAGATTTCGGCCGCGTCATGCATTTGCTCAAGCAACTCGTTACGCCGTCCGCTCTCCAATTGGGAACGCACGAATGCTTCGTCACCCAGCACGTTCGTCATCTGCAGCAAATCCGTAAGTTTTGACGGGATGATCTGAGTGCGTCCGAAACCCTCGCCGGTGGTGCCGGCGATTTCGGCCATACGCTGCTCGTACACACTACGTTTCGGCATGGCCTGTTCCTTGTTCCATTCGTTGATTTTCCGCCGTGCCGCATTGATTTTACGCTGCTGCTGCCGTAAGAGTTTGCGCCGTTTCGCTACCGGTTCCGCTTCTATCTGAGCATTCGTAATAGGCGTGCGCTGGGCAAACATAATGTCTTTTTTCGTCGGCTTTTCCACGGCGGTGGCATGGTATGGTGTTGCTTTCGCTTCTGCTATGGCCTGTTTCTTCTGCCGCTCCCATTCCTTGCCCAAGGTTTTGGCGATATTGACCAATTGTTTGTCTGCGGTTTTTGCGAGATTCGAGCGGGAATATGAACCGAGCTTGCTAATGTTGCGGGCGGCACGGGCTTCCGCTGCCTGTCTTGCTTTAGTGTGCTTGCGTGCCTTACTGTCCGCTTTAATGGCTACCGTGCCAATACCGGTATTGTTGTTGCGAGGGGTGTAGTGTTGACTTGCGACTGCTCGGGATGATTTTCTTTTCCTACGCGACATGATATGCAGTCCTTAAGATGGCGAGAGCACCCAAGATTGGGTGCTCTCTATGAACGAACACTACTTAACGATTATAGCAAGATCACTTCGTCTCTTCGCCGTCCACCGGCTCAATGCTGAAAAACTTGAAGCCACGGCGAGAACGACGTTCCACCACTTTGATGGCAAGAGGTGCCTCCCAAGTGTTCGGGGTCCCGAAGATGCCGAACATGGTGTTCAGTCCAGCCGCCAAAGTGGGGGAGGTGGCCGCATACGCCTTGTTATCGTCGGTTACGATGATGACACGCACGGTATTGGAGATTTCGCCCGTCTGATCATCCGTTACCTGTACAGCCTGCGCGACGGCATTCACCATGTCCAGCGTTTCGTTCAAATGTTCGTCAAGCTTTTCGGCGTTCTGAAGCGCAGAGTAGAGCTTGATCTTACCTTCACGGGTGGAAGTGTCAATAAAGTGCTGGACAGTGCCGAGTTCGGTGCTTTCGGTATTGAATGCTACAAGTGCGGTATTGGTGTTTTCCATGATATTACCTTCCCTTATATATTGTTGTTATTTTGTTTTTAGGCTTATGCCTAAAATCTTTTATATCACATGCCGTCATTATTTTCAATGTCGGCGTGTCGTTTTGTATGTTCTTCGGGGTTCCATTCTTTCGGTTCCCCGAAAGTCGCGTACTTGTAAAAAGTTTCCTCATTCATGGAGACTTTTTGCGAAAAAATATTGATAGAACGTGGAATGAAGTTCGGAAACAGTTTCTTCGCGCGAATCGAATATGCACGCGCGTCCTTAAGTCGCCCGTCGATGACATGCTCGGCTTCCATAAAATCGCCGTCAACAAGTTCCATGCCCTTGAGCACGGCATAGACGCGCGTGCGGAAAATATCGGTTTTGGTTCTAGCCATATGCATTACCTCCCTTGTAGTAAGATTTTTTGTAATTCATCATCATTATACCGTGTCGTATCCAGTCTGTCAAAATTTTTAAACACGGCGACAATCAGATTTTGAGCTTGTGGACTATCAAAAACCGTGCAGCAATCATATGACGTGCACCCTTTAACGGCGCAGACGGCACACCATGCGATCAGATTAGGCGGGCTGATGGTACCGTCCAAGTATTCCACGTCGTATGTGCGGGACAGGGCTGCGGAAAACCCGTCCGATATGGTCATGCTCCAGCAAATCTGCGATACCGTTATCACCGCTTGTGTAAACCATGGGCTATCCCCCTCGCGCCACAGTTTGCATAGCATATCTACGGCACGGCAGCATGTCTCAAAATCGCCATACCCCTCATCATAGCGTTTCAGATTCAAGTCACGTTTCCGGCCTTTCGTAGCCTTGACAATACGTGGCGATTCCATGATCGCATCATCAAATTTCCTCATGCGATAGATCGGCGTCCGGTCATTGCCACGATTAAACATAATAGCGCCTCTCCACCCTGAAATATGCGATATTTCTTGTGTGCGAACGTACTGCCGCCCACTTGCGAATCAGCTCGGCGGCTTTATCGTATGACGTGGCATACCCCACTTCGATAGGGGATTTATCGCCATGCCTGAGATATGCTAGTGCGACAAAGGTTTCGTACATGATTAAAACTCCAATTCCTCATATTCAGCGCCAAATTGCCACATATCATGCCATAGTTGGAGGTCGGGACACCGTTTCGGCATACCCTGTTTGCGTTTCGCTCCCGCCCAAAATGCTCTCAGCCGCCAATACGTGTCGGCATAAGGACAATTTTTGCAAGTCCACGAATGGACCCAGCCGCGAAAATACATGATCAATCCCTGTCCAGCAGTGGCGTGCGCGCAATGTCGATAGCGTCCAACATAAGATCAACCACCTGACTACCATCACCCGCATCATAGGCGCACAAGGCGGTAGCATTGCAACCCCCGGCTGGAGTGCGGAATCGGACGGCATACCTCAGCTCATACCGTTGACCGTGAGGACAATACCACAATCCCACATTACCCCCCACAAACTGCGAGGGAAACGTAGCAACCTTCATATCATGCTCAGCCATTTCAAAAACCTTTCACAACAAAAACCAAAACCACAGCCACACTTACCGCAAGCATGACCAAAAAACAAAACGTATCACGCCAATCACGCGGTAGTTCACAAAACACCGTAGCAGCCATCGTAAGAAACAGCACGGAAAGAATGCAGACGGCAACAATCATGCCAACCATTATAACACCTCAGAACACGTGAAAATCTCTGTAAAAATACCTAAAATCATAATTGCGGCAGTACTCAATACCGTCGTCCAAGTCAATAAAATCCGCGATCTTGTCATATTTGCCACAAAGTCCGCAATACAGCTGGAATTGGTAATCAACCCCACTCGGACCGCTAAAATCACAGGGCGCTTCACGCCAGCGAAAATGCTGATATATTCCAAGATATTCGTCAAGGACATTAAAATAATGCCATTCCACAATATGACCTCCAATCATACCAACACCACCTTAACCATGCCGATCATAGTACTGTCCATATCAAACGTGGCATTATCAATATCCACGTTCACATCCACACCCGCATAGGCTCTGCGGACGTGAGATAGAATACCGTCCAACGACGCTTTCAACGACATCGTGTGAAACATGCCACTAGGCTTCACACAATCGGGTAGGACCTCAAACACCTGAAAACCATCATTGGTGATGATAAAATACCACATTTATTTACCTCCTCAGTGATTAATACGATTAGCGCGAAAATAATCAATAGCATTAGTTGACCTTTCAAGCTTCATACGAGAAAGATCAATGCCATACTGATTAGACATCACACGACAAACACGAGCCCTTGCACCCCTCAAGGTAGTGACCTTACCAAGGCCGAACGTGTAGCCCATATCCTCAATATCAGTAAAAGAAACCGTAACAGTATTACGTGCCCAGTTGATAACAATGATAGTGTTCATTTTATTTACCTCCCTTGTGGTCGATATTTTTTATTATAGTACAAACAAAACAACGACACGCCGTAAAACAAACGACACGCC